AATTACATATAATAACAACATGAGCAGAATATTAAACCTTGACACTAACCGAGCCTATGATCTAAATGAAATACCTAATGAAGTTGAAGACCTTCGCTTCTGCGTATTAGATAATTCAGATCCTAAGAATCCTGATTACTTTTACATACCTCTAATTTTCCTAGAGAGTTTTAATTCACCGGCCCTGGTATTACGCATAGGTGAACATACTGTGAAAATGCCAGTGGACTGGCAGTTACTGATTGGAGAAACCGACTTAGGTGATCTTGAAGTAGTGCCATTGACTTCTATAAATGATCGAGGATTTTCGGCCTTTTGCTTTAACCCTATGAATAGCTATCGCCCTGAATTTCAGTCAGTGGAAATAGTAGACATTTATCAAGATGTTAAATGGTATTTCCCTAAATTAAAATCTGGCCAAATGTTGGCAGTACCTATTGATCCTGATGCAGAAAACCCATTGTGTGCCTTCTTTGTAAAAGATATTAGTAGAATCAGTGAAGTAGTAGATTTTGGACGGGCTTGGTAATGGCTACTAAAAAGAAAAGAGCTTTGGATTTAACCAAAGTATTACGAGCAATCGACAACAAAAATAGAAATTTTGATCAGCAGCTGAATGAAGAGGAAAAGCGGGAATTCAGTGCATATACCAGTATGCGTTGGGCTGCTGGTGTAGAAGGCGGTGTTGATGAGCAACTCTACTATCTACGCAGTACCAATGAAAACGCTAATTATAACTTTTTTGATTTGGGCAGGCATCCTAAGTTACAGTGGTTAATGGTTACTACAATCAGTCCCGACATTGGCTCAATGAGACATTATTGGGTTTCGGCAAAAAAATCAGATAATCGCCGTCGACTTTTTTTGGAAAGCCAATACCCTCATTTAAATGATGATGAGTTAGACATACTATGTACTACAATATCAGACCAGGATCTCAAGCGTTACGCAGAAATGTTAGGTTTAGATGATCGAGAAATTGATAAGAAAATATGAGTTTCACGTGCGCCTATTGCAAAAAATCCTTTGTTAAAGAAAGCACTCTCACCAAACATGTATGCGAGCGTAAGAGACGATTTCAACAGGAAAAAGAAATTGGAGTACAATGGGGTTTTCAGGCTTATGTGATGTTTGTTGCAACCACACAAAAAAGTTGTCGTCCTGGGTACGAAGATTTTGTAAACAGTAACTATTATACTGCCTTTGTTAAATACGGCAGGTATTGTCATGCTTTGCATTGTGTGAATTTTGCCAAGTTCACAGAGTTTCTGTTAAAAACCAACCGACGTTTAGATAATTGGTGCAATGACAATATCTACAATGAATGGTTAACTGAATACCTGCGCCGAGAAAATGTTCAAGATGCACTAGAACGTAGCGTAACAACTATGATGAACTATACACATAATCATCCTGAATATCGAAACGGGTATCGAGATTATTTTACTCTAGTAAATGAAAATCGTGTGTGCTATCATATTACCACTGGTAGAATAAGTCCATGGATAGTGTATCAATCCCAATCTGGGCAGGATTTTTTAGATCGCCTAAATGATGATCAAGTAGGATCTGTTATGACTATCATTGATCCTGCATACTGGCAATCGAGGTTTCGTGACTATCCTGAAGATGTACAGTTTGCTAATCGTGTACTAAAACTGGCCGGACTATGAAATTTCAAAGCGATATTGATATCGATTTTGCGGATAGAAGTAAAATACTTCAAATAATCAAGCATATACCGGCCAGCATACACACAAACAGTTCTGCAACTGCACATAATACGGGCATATATGTAACTGATATTCCACTAGATCCAATGACCGGGCGTAGTAGCATAGACTATAAAGCGGCAGAGCAACGTGGATATATCAAGTTAGATTTTCTAAATGTAGGGGTTTATTCTTACGTTCGTAGTGAACAACATCTAATAGAGCTTATTGAGCGCACACCTCCATGGCATAAACTATATGAACCGGAATTTTGTAAACAGTTAATTCATATTGGTAATCATTATGATACCCTAGTTGCCATGCCTGAAGCTGTTAATACTGTGCCAAGATTAGCTATGTTTTTAGCTATTATAAGGCCTGGTAAGCGACACCTAATAGGCTTGCCTTGGCAGGAAGTTGCTAAAACTATCTGGGATCGCAGTCAGGATGGGTATTATTTTAAGAAAGCTCATGCTATTAGCTATAGCCAGCTGGTTTGTGTGCACATGAATTTATTAGACCTTGCGGACCAAGGTAATACTGCGCCGCTTTGATCTTTTAGCAGCGATTTCCTTTAGATTAATATTTGGTCCAAGACGTATATTCACGTCTTTGCTGTTCATAGTTTTTACGCAGAATTTAAATTCTGCCCATTCTTGTTTTAAGAAAACATTAATGGGTATCATTCTATTACTCTCCCACCACCAAGTCTCCCCTAAGTCGAGAAATTTTTTCTTTTGAACTTCGGTACGTAGGCTACCATAATCGTAGATTGTTGTAATTTGATCATCGGAATTTTGTACGATTCCGATGTATTCGTTACCTCCATAAATTAGGTAAGTTATAAATGGGTACTGGCTTAACAGGGCTTTAATTTCTTCCACTTTGCAATAAATAGTAAAATAATGACAACGATCCAAACATATTTATATACGAATCGGATAGAGGTTCAATTTTGGAGCCCCGATATATTTCTTACAAGGAATTTCCAAGTGTACGCTAGACCAGTGACTGTATACCAAGGCATAGATAATCCCATTTCGGTGATAATCAAAACACAAGATCAAAAACCTGCTGATTTGACTGGTTTTATTGTTGAAGCTCAGCTGCAAGATGCAGAATCTAAAACTACATTATTTAATATTAGTATACAACTAGTTGATGCTGCCCGGGGCTATGGTAGATTGTTAATTAATCGAGATACAGTAAATAGTTTAGACAAACGAATTTACAAAATGACCTTCAGGAAAACACCAATTGGCGAAGCCAGATTCACACCTATCTATGCAGATATGAATCAAGTTGTACCAATGGATTTATATGTACAACCTGCTTACTATAGCACCATGTCTACTGCTGATCGTACCAGTTACATAATTGATGGCGGAACAATCTAAATGACCATAACAACCCTAAACATAGATCAAATTATTTTTAAGAGAGGCAACCTAGCTGCCAGTGCTAACTACCTTGGAGTTATGGGCGAAGTGACCTATGATACCACCTTAAAAACTCTACGTGTACACGACGGTATAAATTTAGGCGGTAATGCATTGTTAGACATCAGTTTTGTATCTAATTTGCAAGCACAAGTTGACTACATGAGAGAAAACTTCGAGGCTAATACCATTGACAGTATTACAGAGATCGTTTCAACTCTAGGCAACATAAACAGTGACTTAACCATTGAATCTAACATAAGAGAGTTCACTGATGCTAATTTGCAAAATCAAATTAATTCATTGTTGTTTGGTGATCGGTCTACTTTAACAGCGATTAACCTTTCTAGCGGTGCTGAATATCGTGCTATACTGAGTAATATTAGTGGAAATTTAACTATCCCAGCTGGGCTACACTTTAGTTCAAATGGTAGCATAAACAGTAAGTATATCACTTGGAACGTTGCAAATCAACCTATTACTATTTTACCTACAATTTACAATGGTACTACTGCTCTGCAATTTATAGTTGACAGTGCTAGTATGTATTTCGGTAATGTAGGTACATTAACTGTTCCGCATAGTATTCGTGTTGCTAATGTTCTTATTAATAACCAAAGTTTTAAATTTATTAATACTGTGTCAGGAACAGAACACAATTTTTATTACGACGGTAATATTGTTTTAGGTGATAATACAGTGATCCGCACAGCAAATATTGCTGTAGCTGGTAATACTGCCAGCTATACCTTGACCACTGGTATTACCCCGATTGGCCAAACCGGAAATCTATATCTAAAAACAGGCCAGGCTCAAATTGGAAATTCTGGCAGCATTTACTTAGCGGCTGGTCCAAGTAACACTGGCGCCGGCGGTAGCGTATTTGTTCGTGCCGGAAACACTAATGTTGGCGATGCCGGCGATGTAGTAATAAACACTGGTAGTAGTAATAACGATGTAGCCGGCAACGGCGGAGATATGATCGTAGAATTAGGTACCGGCGGCATAGGTGATGGCGGCGAATTCAAATTGATGGCTGGCAATAGCAACACTGGTAATGCTGGTAGTATACAATTTTGGGCAGGATCGACGAATAGTGGTGCTGGTGGTAGCTTTAATGTCACTGCTGGTAACAGCGCCATTGGTACAGCTGGAGAAATTAATCTTCGGGCAGGCTGGGGGTCAGGAATCGCTCAAGCTGGTAATGTATTAATCGAATCTGGAACTAATACAAGTAATGCCATCTATCATGGCGACATATATCTTAAAACAACCAATGGACTTTGGAAATTTGATAGAGCAGGGCACCTAAAAGCCTCGGGTAATATTGCAGCAGCAGGTTCTTTAATTGTAGATAACGATGTTGAAATTGGCAATAGTTTATTAGTCAACGGTAATCTCACAGTATTAGGCACTACAAGCACAGTTTCGAGTGTAAACTTAACTGTGACAGATAAGAACCTAGAATTAGGCAAGGTGTCCGCACCATCGGACATTACAGCCGACGGAGCCGGAATTACAGTTCTAGGATCAACTAATAAAAGTTTTAATTGGTATGCTGCTACCGGCAGTTGGACCAGCAGCGAAAACTTAAATCTTGACGCAGGCCGTGTTTATAAAATAGCCAATACTTCTGTTCTTAGTGATAGCACACTAGGTAGTAATGTAATTTTTAGTAGTTTAACCACTGTTGGCACCATAAACTCAGGTCAATGGCAAGCTACAATCGTTCATCCTGCCTATGGTGGAACTGGCATCAATAATGGAAATCGTCGATTAACATTAGCTGGTAATTTGGTCTTGATTGGTGGACATAATCTTGAATTTACTACTACTGCAGATACTACACTGACTTTACCGATTACTGGTACAGTAGCAACAATAGCTGGTGCAGAAACATTTACAAATAAAACCATATTTAGTGCTAATATAACTGGTGTACCAGTTATATTAGGGGTACCTGTAACAGGAACTACAGGCACTGGACAAATGGTTTTTGACAGCAGCCCCACATTGATTAGTCCTTCATTAGGTGCAGCTACTGCCACT